CTCTCGCCCGCGACACAGTCGGGAGACTAAGGGCGATCTGCTCGAATGTTCCGCTTGACCATGCATACATCGGAGGGATGCCAGACATGCCGACTCCGGCAGCTGCTTTAACGGGCGAAGATGCAAATTCTGCGGTTGTTATTTTTCGGGAGAAGAACGCCACGACTGGAGTCTCCCACAAACTAGTTGCAAATGCAACTACCTTCCGAATGCCATTGCTGCGCGTCCAGTATTTGACGGGCGGGAAACTAACGCGGCTGCGACGACCAGAAGTCGCGCTGCCTCAATCGGGCCAGGGGAGCGTTGGCTGCTGATTACAACTTGACCGTTGGCGCGGGCAAGGACGGCACGGTTGACATGAGTCGCAAGAAGTTCCTCGCCTCGGTGGTAAATGCGTTTTTCGAGAATGAGCGAGCGCGTCAGACCCGTAAATTTCAGTACCTCGGCGTAGCCGAAAATTTGACGTCGCCGTTCTAACTTCTCTGGCGTATGAAGGTCGAGTGCCGGAGTAATTGCCAGACGCAACTTCGGGTCTGCCTCCATTGCCTCGTTAATTTTAATCCACATTTCTTTGAGGGATTCTGTGGAGAACTGGACTGTCGCAATGATGTTGCCTTCTTCGGTCAGTCCGCAACGGATGCCCACATACTTTTCTCCTCCGGTACTTGAGTCGACTGCGAGGACGCCCCCTGTCGGACAGTCAGATTCGGTAAACAACTTGTCCCAAACTCCAGGCTGAATCCAAGCGTCCGCCGACGAGACCCACAGGTTGAGGTGGGCGCGAAGGAACGCTGCACGATCAGGAGTTTCCGCAGCTGCTTGAAGTGCCTCGAGAGTGATGGTCTGTCCAAGGGCAGGGTTGGCGTATCCCCAATTGATTTCGTCGTTTGGGTCAACCGACGGGAGACTCCATTCGGCAAAGTAAAGACGCGTCTGCTTTTGCTGATCTATCGCGCCAATTGCTGCCTCACGAAGTCGTTGCATTGTCTTTGAAGATTCATCGCCTGAAGTTGACCAGGAAGAAAGGAGCGGAGACTTAACCGCAATCTGCGAGGGGCGGAGCGCGTCAAAGTAAACCTCTTCGGAGACATTCCAGATTTCGTCAACAACAATTAGATCGTAGGTTCCGCCGTGAAGGTTCGGGGTCGCTGCCCTGACTTCCCACGTCGACCCGTTCGGCATCTCAACTTTGTTGCGTCCATACGACCAAGTCACATGACCCTCAAATTGTGCCTCGAGTACCGGAGCAAGTTCATTGAAGATTGCAACCGCGCGATCAAGTTTGTTGGCAACGGAAAGAACGTGAATGGGTTTGCCCCGCATCGCTGACCAGTCGGTCAAGAAGAATCCGCAGAGGCTAGTAAGAGCAACGGACTTGCCGTTCTGCCTGGCGCAGCTAGTCAACGCCTCACGAAAGACAAGGTCACCATTCTCGTCATGAGTCAACTGGCCGTTCAACGCCACCTTCTGCCAATCAAAGAGCGTCCTCGAGAGAACTCTTTCCGACCATGCAGCAACCGCATCGCCGTAGGAACCAGAACCAAAATGCAACGACTCAAGACGGGGCGAACTCTGCCCAACCCCGAGAACCAACTCCGAAGACGCAGGACATCGAACTGATTCGGTTTGTTCCATTCCAGATAAGAGCAAAGAAGGGGACGGGGTCATTATTTTTTCTGTTTTCAAAAAAAGTTCTGTCTGTTTTGGTTTTGCTTTTGGTTTTTGCGTTGGGTCTAGTCCGAGGTGTTCTGCTCTTGAATGTGCTTGTGCGGTTCGGTTGCCGTTGACGTATTGTGCGCCTCGTCTGGAGTTGCATGGTTTGCAGGCGGGGACTAGTTCTGTGTCGTCTCCGACCAGGTCGTAGGGGATGAGATGATCTGCTTCTGTTGCGGGTGCCTTGTTGCACCAATGGCATAGCGGGTTGTCTTGGAGTAGTTCTGCGCGCCTGCGTCTGAACTCTGGACTACTTGTTCTCTTGCTCATGGTTGCCCCCTGCTAGCGCGACCCCCCAAGGGGTCTTGCTCTCTTTCGTTGTGTTCGGTTCGGTGGTTTGCTCGCCCCCCGCATTTCGAGTAAGTATCTCTGGCTGCCGGATGTTTGACATGTGGACGGTCACCATTCTCATTTATGACGTTTGGACGCTGCACAGTTGCCCGAAGGCAGACTGCTCTACCCGAGTTCCCTCGTGTTCTGCGAACCATCTGCAACTGATGATGTCGGCCTGCGTCTCTCAATTGTGTTGGCATGTTAACCCTTGCGGAACCCCTGAAGGATTGCGAGACCGATACTTATCACGAGGATGTACCAGGCGACGACAATCATGACACGGTGCCTAAGCGCTTGACGGGTGCTTGATACATCTCACAACCCGCAGGGAGTGTCTGAGGGAACTCTGGGAGGTCTGTGAGTGGGTACAGGCGGTAGTCCTTGATGGTAAAGCAGTCGGGGAATATCTCGTCGTTGTTTGCTATGACTTCACGGCCTGTAATCCAGCCTTCAATGAGGACTCGGTTTTCTCGGACTTTGCAGAAGATGAAGTTGTGATCAGGGTTGTCCCTAGTGCGTACCTTAATGGTGGTGTCGGGGTTTTCGGTTGACCGGACTTGATACTGAAGCACGTCGAATCCGTTTGATTCTTGTTCCCAATGCCATTCCACCCCGAGCAGTTTGGCGACTGCGTATTCACCAATGGCACCGAAGACGTCGGTCTGGAACCAGTTTTGTTCGTGGTATTTGCGGTTCGGTTGGTTGGGTCGGTCTGCTCGTTTAATGGCCAGGAGGCGACGGTTGACTCCGCCATGAGCTGCTATTTGCATATCTGCATCGTTCAGGATGACCCGCACAGGAGTTCTCATTGGACTTTGCCTTGCCTGCCTAGACGCGCTGCGATTGCGTCAATGTCTCGGGGTCGCCACAGGTGGTATTCGATTCCTGCGTTGATGAGGCACCGCGCGTACTTTTCTTGTTCTGCGCTTAGTTTCCCTTCGGCGGTTTTGAGTTCGCAGAAGATGACGCCTCGAGATGGGATGGATGTTGAGACGAGGACGAGGTCGGGGAATCCGTTGCCGTCTGACCGCCAAACACCAGGACGGGGCGATGAGGGTGACGCATGGAAGACGAGCCATTGTTGCATCCGCGCGAGTTTGATGACTTGGTCTTGGAATATCTTTTCGGAGACCGTCATTGTTCTTTTCCCAACAGGAATCCGCACATGAACAGACTGACGCACATGATGACAAGGGTGAGCAGGTCAACCATGACTCAACCTTTCAAGACGCGCAATCTCTGCTTCAAGGTCTTTGCACTTGTCTTTCGCAATGAGTAACTCTGTATGCATATTGCCCCAACCGTTATTGCAGTTTGCTATCTGTTGGTCTTTCAGCAATAACAACCGTCGAAGCCTTGCGGGGTTCCATGCGAGCCAGTATGACTTGACAATGTTCATCAAAACGCCTCTTCGGGTTCTTGTTCCGGTGCAGGAGGGTTGCTCTTGATTGTGTCAATGAATGCCGACGCTTCGCGTTTTGTCCAGCCCTGTATCCCTGCGGGGACTGTGCGTCCGATGGATTTACAGACGGCGCGGATCATGTTTAATTGCTTCTCTGACGCAAGGTTGGACGGCTCGGTAACGCTTCCGCCCTCTGTGGGTCGTGACGTCATTCTTTCAACCTTTGACATTTCTTCCCTCGAGGGGCGTTTTGTCCAGTCGGTGCTTGAGGCAAAGTCACAGTCAGCAAGGGCGCGTCCAATTGCGGAAGTACATGCGTTCTCGACGTGCGAAGTTTTGTTCACATTGTTAGACCCCCTGATTTCTTCGGCAAAGTCGGTTGCAATCGGGCGGTCATCTTCTCTGTCGACATAGATGTCGGCCTGGACAACGACGCGGTCTCCTTCAATGGTGATGAGTTTCGTGATGACTCGTCCTTCGGGGTGTTTTTCCCAGAACCGCGCAAGGCGACTGGCAACTGGTTCGTAATCCTCAATGCTCATAGTCCATCCTCCAGAACAATAAGAACGGCTGCAGGAATCATTGTCAGGACTAACTCTGAATACTTGCGATTGTCGTTCGGGTACAACTTGTCAAAGTCCAATGCCATGTGCATCGCCAAGGTAATTGTGCGGGAGCCGTAGAGGTCTTGTAATTCCTGATTCATTTCGGCTCCACAATCCATTCGATGACGGCTTTGAGTTCGTCGTTGTTGTTGCTCATGCTCGGATGACGCAAGCGTTCTGCCGAGTTGCGCATTGTCATAATCAGGGCAATTGCCTGACTGACTGTTGAGC